GATCGCTGGCATCGACATCTACGAATCCGCTAATGTGGCCGTAGACGGTTCTGGCGACGCGAAGGGCTGCGTATTCGCACCTGAAGCCATGGCTATCGCTATGAAGCGTGACTTCAACATCGAGTACCAGCGTGACGCATCTCTGCGTGCTTGGGAATTGAATGCAACTGCCATCTACGGTGTTGGCGAGTTGGATGATTCCTACGGCGTAGAAATGTACTTCGACGCAGGCCTGTAAGGGTTAAGGTGATGCCCCCTTCGGGGGGCTAGCCTTATCTGGGCAACCAAAATGGCTAAAGGCCCAATGTCTGCTACCTATTTGGCAGATAAAGTGAAATGGTGATCGCATGGCATTCTCAACTGATAATGATCTGACAGAACTTCAACCCGATATTCTGACATTCGGGATTTTGTCGTTTTATGACGAACATCAGAATGCTTACCAGGACATCCTGCGCGAGATCCGCAATAAATGGTGGAGCAAGACCGGATTCTCCGGCGAACTTGATCCAACTCTCCTAACAGATTCCCAATGGACGCGAGCATCGGCCTACCTTGTTCTCTGGAAGTACGCACTTCCTAAGCTGACAAACTGGGTAGAGAACGACCGTTTCCAGAACATGATTGACTTCTACCGCGCCCGCTATGGCGAAGAAATCGATCAAGTATTCCGTGATGGTATTGAATACGACTCGGACGATGACGGTATCGTGACCAACGAGGAAAAGAAATCACGCCATTCTGGACGTTTGTTCCGCTAATGGTCGTCATCAAGGTAGATTCAGTCAAAGTGATTGCTGCCTTGGAAAAGGCCGGAGAAGATCTGCCCAAGAAGATTGAGCTTGCGCTGGAAACAGTCGCAGCTTTGGGCGCTGAAATCATCCTCGACAGAACGGATCAGGGTCGGGGCATCAGAGGCAAGTTTGCCCCATATTCTGCCAAATACGCAGAAGCAAAACGCAAGGGCTGGCCTGCCACAAAGAAAAGAGCAAAGTTCAGCGGCGATCCGACAGGCGTTGTCAATCTCCAGCTACACAAGCAGATGCTTTCATCCATGCAGAGCAAGGCGAAAGGCAACGAGGGGCAGATTTATTTCTCCAATCCATTCGCCGCCATGAAAGCAGCATTCAACAATAAGAAACGACCATTCTTCGGATTCAATAATCCAGAGATCAAAGAGATTGTTGATAAATTTACTCAGGTGATTGTGAAATGAGCCGCAGAGAATCCATTGCAGTAGATGTTGTAGCAACGCTGAAGGCTATGCGGACTCCAGTGCAGGCCAAGTATGTCACCAGAGAGCCTTTCGACTTTAGCAAGCTATCTAACGCGCAGTTCCCTGCACTCCTCGTTCAGACGGCCTCTGAGAGCCGCGAGGACGCGACAATTGGCGGAGCAGGTATCAAGAGGTTCGGAACTATCGATTACAGCATCACAGGCTTTGTGAAGGCCGCTGAGATTGATGCTGCCAGGAATAACTTGATTGAGGCGATCGAGGAAGCATTGGATGCAGATCGCACTCGTGGCGGTTACGCCAAAGATACCCAGATTATCTCGGTCGAAACCGATGAGGGATCGATTGATCCTATTGGCGGGATTATCGTCACCGTCCGCGTCATGTATGATTTCACCAGAGGTGCTACCTGATGGAACTATATTCCCAAGATGGAACCAAGATTTTTGCCCATCCTAGCCAAATCGAGAATATGAAGCGGCGTGGCTGGTCAGAAGAACCGCCTAAAAAAGAGGCAAATCCAGAGCCGATCCCGGCTGAACCAACTCAAGAAGAGGTAAATAGCGATGGCTAACCATACCGGAAGCGAAGGGGTCGTAAAGGTCGGCTCCAATACTGTTGCAGAAGTTCGTGAATGGTCTTTGACCGAATCTGCGGACACCGTAGAAGATACCACCATGGGTGATTCTGCCCGCACCCGCAAGCCAAGCCTGACCTCTGCGTCTGGCTCAATCACGGCTTATTGGGATGAGGCTGACACCACTGGTCAGGGCGCATTGACTGCTGGCAGCGAAGTAACTCTGAACCTTTATCCAGAAGGTGCTGACTCTGGCGATTACTACGCCAGCCTGTCTGCAATCATTACTGAAGCTGGTATTTCCGCGTCATTTGACGGCATGGTCGAAGCTACTTTCAGCTTCGATGCAAATGGTGCTGTCACCTGGACTACGGTAGGGGCTTAATCTGAGTCTTTAGCGGCTAGGGTCATTCCCGAAAAGCAGAATCCGAGCCTGCCTGCCGCTAAGACATTATGCTCGGCCTCAATCGGAGAGGAATATGTCTATTCTTGATCGCGCTAAAGCGCATTTCAGCAAGCACGAAACAATCGAGATTGTTGTGCCTGAATGGGAAGATGAGAACGGCGAAGCAACCGTACTTTATTCCAAGCTAATGACTTTGGCTGACCGGCGGAAGCTGCTGAAGTTTGCCAAAGAGGACAACATCGAGTTTGTGGCTCGACTGATTATCTTGAAGGCAATGGATAAGGATGGAAATCAGGCATTTGATCTAAGCGACAAGATCCACCTGATTAACAGCGTAGATCCAGATGTGCTGGATCGAATCGCTACACAGATCACTAAGGCTACCTCGGTAGAACAATACGAGGGAAACTGAGCAGCGATCCAGAACTGTATTCGATATTCTATATCGCAGAGGCTCTAGGTAAGACAATTGCCGAAATTGAGCAGATCTCGATAGAAGAATTCCACGGCTGGATCGCATATTTCAGAAGGAAGGTTGAAGATGGCAACAGCACAAGAACTAAAGTTCCTGCTAACCGCAGAAAATAAAGCATCTGCGACCATCCAAAAGACCGCCAACGACTTAGAGAATCTAACTAAGACGGCAACACGATCGGGTACTGCGATCGTTTCTTCTAGCACCAAATCATCCGCAGCAATGGGTTATCTTGGCCGTAAGGCTGGCATGGCTGGTATCCAAGTACAACAGCTTGTTGGTCAGATCACGATGGGTACGAATCCAATGCAAGCCCTGTCAATGCAGGGTGCTGACTTGGGTTTCGTGCTTGGCGCGCCGCTTCTGGGTGCTGTCATCGGTATCGGCTCTGCCCTGATCGGAACTCTTGTCCCGTCGCTGATGGAGGCAAAGAAATCATCTGCCGAATGGATCGAGGAACTAGAAAAACTTGCATCAGAGCAGGGAGTTCTTGGTGTTGCCACTCAAAGATTCCTTGATTTGCAATATGCAAAAAACATTGAAGAAAGAAAAGAGAAAGTAGATGATCTAACGCAATCATTGCTTGATAATAGCAATAAAATTATTGCGCTAAATAACTTAATAGAACACAACAATAAATATAATCAAAATACAACGCATTTAACTAAAGAATTAAATGGGCTTTATGAAAAAGAAACCCAGATTCTTGCAGAACTGGAAATGGCCCAGCATGGCGTTGTAAGCATTCAAGAAAGAAGCAATACTGTCGGTGAAAAATTCATCGAAGGGCTTGAAAAACAATATGCCTTATTTGGTGCGAGCAAGTCGGCTACGCTTGCTTATGAAATGTCGCTCAAAAATCTAAATGCGACTCAAACAGAATATGCAAATTCTCTGATCTCCTCAATGGAAGCAATGGAAGCAGAGAAAAAAGCGCAAGAAGAGAAAGACAGGCTCTTGAATGATTCGACCATGAAGCGCCTGCTTCAGGATGAAAACAATATTCGGAACTCTTACCAAGTCCAGCTTGATACCTTGCGCCAGTTCAATAATGAAAAGCTGATTTCAGATGAGCAGTACGCATTAGCCAAAGATAGAATCAACCAGCGCATGACGCAGGATTCTATAAATAGTCTAGCCTCTGGATTTCAAGCCCTCGGCCAATACAACAAGAAAGCCTTTGGCATTGCCAAGGCTGCTGGTGTGGCACAAGCAGTTATCAATACTTACCAGGGCGCAACCAAGGCTCTGGCAACCTATCCGCCGCCATTCTCCTATGCAATGGCAGCAGGCCAGATTGCGATGGGTATGGGGCAGGTAGCCCAGATCAAGGCTGCCTCATTTAGTGGCAGGGCTGTTGGTGGCCCTGTATCCGCAGGCACGCCTTATATGGTTGGTGAGCAAGGTCGAGAAATGTTCATTCCTTCCACCAATGGGCAGATCGTCAAGAATAGCGATCTATCGCAAGGCGGAGCGAGCCAGGTCAATGTCAGCTTTACGATCAATGCTGTTGATACCGCTGGATTCGATCAGCTTCTAGCCTCCCGCAGAGGCCAGATTGTCGGTATGATTAACCGCGCTATGAATGATCGTGGCCGAGCAGGGGTTGTCTGATGCCTTATCCAACTAGCCCAAAATTCAGGACGGTAGACCTGAAATCTGAGAATTCCAGCCTGATGTCCGAAACGGTCAGCGGAAAGATTCAGATTCGGCAGGTAGCCAACCAAAAATGGTCGTTCAGCGCCAAATACCCTCCAATGACTCGCGCTGAATTCATGCCGATCTACGCCTTCCTGATGCAGCAGCAGGGGATGTTTGGAACCTTTACCGTACAGATCCCCATTATGGACGACGCACGCGGTACGGCTTCTGGAACGCTTCGGGTCAATAATGCCGGAGGCTATGCCATCGGAGTCAGCACGATTGCTGTGGATGGGGTTACTGGGACTGTGGTTGAGGGCGATCTCATCAAGTTCAACGGCCATGACAAGGTTTATATGGTTGTGAGCCACACCGAAACTTCTGGTAATACCACCAGCATCGGCATCGAGCCACCGCTGTATGAAGCGGTAGCTAATGACGAAACGATCACCTATGATGATGTGCCGATGAAGGTGCGCCTGCGGAACGATGTGCAGGAATTTGCCATCCGCACCGACTCCCTGATGGAATACGAAGTCGATTTCATTGAGGTTATATGAGCCGCTCCCTGAATGCAGCAACCCTGGCTGAGATCGAGAAGGATGCCGTCAGAACGGCGCATCTAGTAAAACTCAGCTTGACCACTTCTGTCTACATGACCGATGCGGGGTTTGATATTTCCTACGATGGAAATACCTACGAAGCCTCCAGCCATTTGCTAGAAATTGACGCAGTATCAGAATCTTCTGATGTTCGTGTTGGTACTGTTTCAATCATCTTGTCTGGTGTGGAGCAGACATTTGTTGCCGCTTTTCTGGGCAATAACTATATCGGCAAGCAAGCCCTGATTTACCGCATTTTTCTTGATGGTTCGTCTGAGATCATTGGCGATCCGATCCTGATCTATGATGGCAGGATTGATGGTTTTGATATGACAGAATCATCGAACGATTCAAGACTCAATGTGCAGATGGCTTCCCATTGGTCTGACTTTGAGCGCAAGGCTGGCCGCTACACAAACCCGAATTCGCAAGCCCTATTCTTTACTGGCGACAAAGGATTTGACTTCGCTGCAAATATCGTCAAAGACTTGAAGTGGGGTAGACCGTAATGGGAATTTTTGATTTTGTTAGTGATGCCTTTGACTTTGTGGGCGATGTATTTGGCGAGGTAATATCATGGTTTGTTGAGATACCTGAGCCGCCTACCTATGAGGATAATTATCGCGGGACGCTGCTTAATAAGCAGAGCAATCTGGCACAGATTCCAGTTATCTATGGCCGTAGAAAGATTGGCGGAACTCGCGTATTTGTCGAAACCTCTGGTACAGATAACGAATATCTGTATATCTGCCTTGTGCTATGCGAAGGCGAAATCGAAGCCATTGATGATGTGTATATCAACGACATTATCAGCACAGATAGCAAGTTCAGTGGTCTTGTCAGCATAGACAAAAAACTAGGCTCTGACATCCAGACTGCAAGTAGCGTCCTCACTCCTGCTCCTAGCTGGACTTCAGATCACACGCTCAAGGGCGTTGCATATCTCGGTATGCGATTTA